GCAACACCCAAAGTTCCGGTGACGCTGTTCAAGTTAACAGAGCCAAGGGTTTGCTTCAGAGCGCCGTTTGTATCAAAAGTGCCATCTGTTGTCCAAGTATCGCCAACTTGCAGAGTGACTTTTGCAATGGTTCTTTGTGTTCCATTGTTGTCGTATTTGACAGTAATGGTTACTGCTGCGGTGTCTTTGTTTTCAATGAAAATCTTTTTGATGATTCTTCGAAAACCAGAAGCAGGAGCAGCAACTACTACTACATCAGTGGACCCTGACAAAGCGCCATCACTTGCGGCTTCTACAAAAGAAGTACCGTTGTTGTCAGCAAAAGCTGCTGTGAAGTCTGGGTTTGCGGTTGCAGCCGCACCAGACATAGCCACCTGAATGGTCTTTGTGGTTGCATCAAGAACTAGTGTTGACATATTTACCTCTTAAACGAGAAACCAAGCGTATGAATTACCAGCACCATTACTGGCAGTGATTGTCGATGGAACCCACGCAGTGCCGTTCCACGTTACAGCTTGACCCGGTGTAGGCGTGCCTATAACCTGAATTTTATCCGTGTTAAGGTTGGTAAAGTTAGCGTCAACCTCAGTGTTGGTCAACGGCGAACCCTTACCGGCGCGGGTAACAATAGTGCTCATACAATAAACTCCTTGCGCTTACCACGCCGAAAACACATCAACCGACTGTGACTGTCCACGTAATAGCCATTGTATCGTTTGCGCCTTTGTTCACTACATCAAAAACAACTCGGCAAAGCATTGTCCCGGCAGAAGAAGCGTTCAAGATACCGGCTTCAGTGACGGCACCCGTACCAACACCAACGCCAAACGTAGCAGTGTAGGTCACAACATTGTTTGTAGAAGTGCTTGCAGTAAGCGCTACTCGGCCTAGCTCGCTACCCAAAGCAGTATCACCCGCAGCGGCAGCTGTAGTGCCAGCGCCGATAGCCATGTGGCTCATCACGCCAGAAGTCGTACCGACCATGCGGGAAGCTGTGAAGTTCTTGCCAGTTGTTACTACCAGATTGGTAGCACGCTGCTCAATCACCTCGCCGCGCTCGTTTGTAAGAGTGACGTGGACCTTGCCGGTCAATTTGAAAAGTTCGTTCAAGTTCATGGTTTTTCCTTAAAATGAGCGGGAGAACCCCACGTAGTCTTCTGCAAAATAAGTGATGTCGCAGTAGTCTTGCATTATCAACAAGCCGGAGTCGCTTGTCGATGTTGTGTCTGCTAAAACTTTGCCGAGTTCCCAAGCGGGGTCGTCGTCTATGCCAAGGTCATCAATGGCCAGTGCATCATCTGCGGTGTCTGAAAAGTTAATTCCAACTACCGAGTCAGACATTGCCAGTACATCAGCAAGCAGCTTTGTAACAGCAAGAGACGCAGCATCGGTCTCCGCCACACTGTCGATCAGGACTTTGCTGACGCTACGGGTAGCCGCATCGCTGAAACTGACTGCGTCAGTAAAGGCTCTGTCAAACGCTACAACAGCACTGAAGAGGTCAGCTAGCGTGTGTATATCTTGAAAAGATTTGTTGACGCCAAGACTAATTTGCTCAGCCATAGCAGTCATGTCGCTAAGCTGTTTGGTAACAGCTAGCGTAGTAGCATCGACCTCTGTAAGCGTGTCGTCGACGTTTATAAACTCTACGAACTTACCAGTAACCGCAACTGCTTTGAGGAGCACGTACTGAAACTCAGTCGACAAAAGCTGGTAGCTAGCCAGCGCTTGTAGCTTTTTATACGCCGCGTCAACTTGCAGTTTTATGTAACTGGTTACGGCTTTCATCAGAAGTCCTCGCGCAGCTTGAACTTCAGCAGGTCATACACAGTCTGGATACCGCCGCCAGAAGGGAAAGTCACTTCAATCTCGCCTTCGTAGTCACCCGCAGGGACTGCTAGCGTAGTCGAATTCCACTGAAACACCACGATGCCGCCAGCGCCGTTTGTCACTGTGCCTGAGAGCGTATCCAGAAGCGTGGTCACGCCAGCGGCGCGGAACTTCATGACGCAAGTAGCGCCCGTGATGTCGATCACTGCGCCAGTGATTTCATCCGTCAACGTGCATTGCAGTTGTGGGCGTGTGTCGCCTTGGACCAGTTTGATTTTTTCAGTCATGATTCTTCCTCAAGCTGCCGGACGTTGGCGCACCATTAGATTAACGCCACGAAAATCACGAACGCGGGCGTTGGTAATAGCCCGTTCATACAGACCCTTGTGCATGCCAGCCGCCGCAACGTCGGACCATTCCTTGCCGGGAATCATGGCTAGCTGAGCAATCGTGCCGCTGACGATGGTGTCAGCAAACGTCTCATAAATCCAGTCCTCGACGCCAGTGCCAGACCGGTTGGGCTTGAGCACAGCGTACACCTTGAGTGTGGTGCGCTCCTCTGGCGTTGGGAAAATACGGATGCTGTTGTCGGCCTGAACCCAGAACTCGCGTGGTTCGCCGGTCTCGGACAGCTTTTCAGTACCTATGAGGCGCAGGTCGGTACGTGTGAGCGTGTGCTCGCCATACACCACAGAAATGACGTCTTCTACAAGACCAGTATCTGGGTCAAGGTCGTAGTCAACTTGGTTTGGAGCGATGTACACAGCACCAATCTGCTCTCGCCACAAGTACGTGCGGGCGAAGAAATCAGCTGCGGTAGAGGCCAGATATAGATTGATTGATGCCACTGGGCAACCAGACAGATGCGGCGTAATCAGCGGGTGGAACGCAGTCCAAAGTTTGGCCATTATGCAACCCCCGGCTGCGACGCAGCGTTAACCTGTGCAGACACGCCCAGAGAGCTCTGGAAGGCTTGGAAGTGGGCTACAGCGCGAGCAGCGTTGCCCTGCTGCTCTGAGTCCTTGGTGTACGCCCTGTACAGCATGTAGTCAAGCATGGCGTTGGCAAAGGTATCGTCAATGCGGATTACCTCAGCCGTAGCAGAGTTGGCCAACTGCTCGTCCGTCAGAGTGTGGGGTGTAGGCACTTGCGCGTAGAGCACTTCAAGCTGAGCCAGCGTGGTAGCCGGTGGGTACACCATGAACTCTTTGGGCTGGCGGGCGTCAAACATATACTGCTCGACGCTAACGCTAGATGTTTCTGTGTACCAGCCACGGCGCTGGCCGTCCAAAACACGGCGATCAATCAGATGCACGGCGTATTTATTCGATGTAGCGGCCATGTTGCGGACAACAGCTATAAGGCGGGTTGCGTTGGCAAAGCCCGTGGTAAGCACTTGACGCGGGCCAGCCGCGCAGGTAAATGTGCCCGTTAGCGTGTTCGAGTCTGGGCGAGCATTCAGCGTTTCGCGGTAGCTGTCGTTCAGCCACAGCTGCAGTTCAGACAATGCCCACCGCACAGACGTGGTGTCTTGGAGAAGTGTTCGTGCCCGAGATATCAGGTCAACAACTTTCACGGTGGCCATGGTCTACCTCACAGTTCAGGCTCTACATCGGCCAATTCTACCGCAACGGGCTCAGCTGGTATATCTTTTGGCTTGCGGGTACGGGGAGCCTTGGCTTCATCCGCAGCGGCGTTGGAGTGTGCGTTAGCCAACTCTTGGCCTTCGGGGGTGTATTCCCATTCGGTGCCAATCATACGGGCCAAAATAACAATTTTGCCGTCGATGCTGGCGCGAATCTTATTGTTCAGGGTTTCGCCGCCAAGGCGGGACATAAGCTCAAGTGCGTTCATTCTTAACTCCAAAATGTAAAAAGGGGCCCCGAAGAGCCCCTTTATTGTGCCACTGATTAGGCGCTGAGAACAGCGCCCCAGTTTTCACTGCCCAAGCTGATGTAAGCACCAGACATGTTAGCGGCCAAGGCTTTGGCTGCGTTGGCAGAACCGTTGTTGATTTTGCCGCCAGTTGCTGGGTACACGTTTAGTGAAGCAGCAGAGCTGTTAACGATGTAGACCACATCGCCGACAGGACGCTCAGCAGGCAACATAACGCCGTCGGCGGCAGTGCCAGTAGTGACAAAATTAACAGCGCCAGTCAGTGCAGTAGCGCCAGCCTGAGTCTGAGTTGTACCAGCGGTAGCCGTAGCGTAACCGCCGATGCTGCGAGAAAATTGAGTAGACATATTGATCTCCAAAAGGGAAAAAGAAAAACGGGGGCCGAAGCCCCCAGTTCATCAGCTGGCGGAGCCGACAAGGGCAGTCACCAAGGCTTCTGGCTTGACAGTCTTG